TTTCGGTACCCTGTGGCCGACACGGGAGTAATTCTGACGGGCGTTGCCCATAGTGATGCTCATAGCTCCAGCCTCAAGGTATGCCCTTGCGGATGTCGGCATATGGTGAGCGATGTCGATGAGTGTACCGTTCATTTCGACAAGACCCTTGTTTCCTAGCCATTTGGCATTGAGTTCCTTGGCAATCATCTTTTCCCAATCGCCAACGTGACATTCCGTACCCGCTGTCATGTAGATGACTGCTGCACGTTTTGCCAGTGGCTTTAGGCATTCGATGGCAGCCATTGTATGGTCGTGATTCAAGGCAGCAACAACTTCACTGGAGCCATGATGCCTACCCTCAATACAGTCTCCATTGATGACTAGAGCGAATGGTTCTTTCCCAAAGTGGTCTTTGATGTGCTGATCCTTTTCGTTCCAGCATTGCCAAAGCCATTGTTGGTGGAGGTTATTCCCAAGGGAGATTTTATTCCCCGTGGATGTCTCATGGCCGTCAGGCCAAAGCCCAACGTCTGATCCGCAGTGGAGGTCGGAGACAACAACTGCTCCGACTGGTTCTTTTGCTTTAATCATGCGATTGGGTTGGGAAACATTCAGGAGGAGTATCGGACATGAGGTTCTTCAACATCCTGGCAGCATCCTTCAAGGACACTTCCTCTTCCTCCATCATGATGGCAAGTAGTTGGGCAAGACTTACCCGATCAATCAAGTGGTGAAGATAGCTGATGAGATCAAGCTGCTCTTCCTTGAGGTTCTTGGCATACCAGCCAGCACCAGCAGTCCAGAACATCGTGCGATGCTCGTTGCTGCCCTTGATATATTTCTCAACCCCTGAAGTTGATGCCTCTCGCCAAATGTCGAAAGCATCTTCTTGTGGATTCATTTTTATTTGCTCTTGCGACCTGTGTGCTTCCACTTGGCTGCATTGGCAGCAAACGTAGCCATCTTGCGAACGGCAGGACTCTTGGAGTGCTTGAGTTCAGCAGTGGTCTTGCCAGTCTTTTTCTTGATGGCAGTGAAGCGACCCTTGTGGGACTCTTTGATGTGGATTCCGCTTTTCTTTTTCATACAGGTTTTTGTTGGTGGTTGCTGATGATGAATCTGTGCCAGATGTCTCTTGGCTTTATCAGACCCGCTACGTTGCATACATGACAGCTATGGGTGCTGCAAGGCTTTATTTCACGGTAGCATTCAGGGCAATAGCCATTGATGTAGGCTATAGCTCCGACAATCCACTTGAGGATTTGCTTCATCGGCCTGAAGGTATTGCTTTGTTTTAACTTCAGTCAAGTGATGACTAAAGAAAAGCAAAGGAGAAAGGAAACCCCCCCCTTATCCCCCCATAGCTTTATGAGGAAAGGAAAGAGCAAAGAAAAGAAACTACTACCCTCCAATTCTAAACCCCTCGAATTCGATGGGTTTAAAAATAAAGGCAGGATGTTTCTCTTCATCTCGCTTCGGGTATGAAGTTTTGGTTCTCCATAGCCGCTTTCTTGGATCATGTGGTACGCATTCACACCCATCCTCACTTGCTGTAAAGGGCAAGACCCGCCGAGTGGTGCAACACTACAGCGGGTCTTTTCTGTGAGGAAATTGATCTGCTACGAATGTTGCACCATTCGGAATGATGGGACTATTGCCTTGACCAAAAATCAAGTCAACAATAAATTTTTACCAATCCAATTATTTGGAGGTGGAAGCCCACTGGCTTTGCCCCGTCTCTCTCTTCACCGAGGGGCGGGGTTTTCTTTTAGAACCCATCTTCATCCACGGAAGTTCCAGCGTAACTCATGTCTTCCTCGCTTTCTGGATTTTCGCTGGTTCCACGGTTTCTGATCAATCGATTCTCCCAATCAGCGATCTCCTGAATGTCTAGGGACTCTGCCTCCTCCTCAAAGGTAAACTCAAGGCCAGCCCTACGGAGCATCTGGACAGCGTAAGTCAAGGAATCAGCCAAGTCGGGCGACTTCTTGATCCTATGCTTCATGTCAGACTTCTTTTCCACGGCAACCTTCTTGCCCTTGTGGTAGTAAAGACGACTGCACAACTCGTTAATCAAGATCGGGTTTGAATCAATTTCAATACCAACAAGGCTCCTTGTGGACATGGCAGTATGAACTGCAAACCAGTATTCAGTGACCAATCGGTCGTAGGCTTCCTTACAGGTTCGCTTGTCGATGTTGCTGATCTTTCTATCTGTAGGATTACCCATTGAGGAGATCGGGAATACGAACATGGCCTCTGGATGGTACTTGCTCCATTCGATGATAATGGCCCTCATCATCTTTCCACCATCTCCAGATATATCCAATCCAAAGTCCCTTGGGTGGACACCATACTCAAGGCAGTCCCTAACTATCTGCATTGCAATACTTTCCTCAAAAACCTCACCAACAGAAGAGGTATATTCCCTTGTTCCGAGGTAAAATCCAAGGTTTCTGCCAGTATCATTCGGCCCATAGCGGCAAAATGTGGCAGCACATCTGTCTCCACCAGCCGTAAATGCAGGGTCAAAGCCGCAAACAACCTTTGTGCGGTTACTCCATCGGGGTTCCCAGGATATATCGCACCCCTGAATAAACTGTTTGGAGAAGATCGTAAGCTCAACGGAACTGTCAGGCCACCATCCATAGACGTTTCGCCAGTATTCTAGGGCATTTTTGTTGCCATAGCACCGCTTTAGGGTGGCTGCTTCGCCTTGAATCGTCAAAAACCTATCGAATGGGGGGATTTCAGCGTCAGGTTTCTTGAAGTTTGGGCTATCTTCCCCTGAAAGGTGCAGTGCAACCCCCGTTCTGGTCTTCCATTTCTTGGTGTAGCGGTTCACAGCATCCCATTCCATAGGATCATCTGGCTGGCAGAGTTCAGTATGGGGATTGTTGGAAGTATTGGAGGGGTTTGCCATGCCCCCGAAAATGAAGTCAGGATTGGCCCCAAGGTTCACACGGGTATCTAGGGCGTAGAGATCCATTTCAGCCAATTCGTCGAGAAATAGACGCATCCTTGCGTTTTTACGGCCCCTTGTATTCTCCACAGAGCGTTTTCCCTCTCCTCCACGGGGGAAAGCTAGGGCTTTTATGGCGTTTGTGTAGTCTCTTTCGGTATCACGGGTATCAATTGTCTCGAAAACAATCATCCTACGGTACTCAACAAGGTTTCCAATGGTCACATTTGGCCCGTATTTGGCCTGTAAATTACGCATTGCGGTGCGATAAAGGGTGCAAACCTTACCCCAAAGTCGGTCTTCAGAGGCATCTAGGGACGTAGAAGCAACGTATGTAGAGGTACAATCGGGTGCACAAAGCCAATCAATCACGATACAAGCCGCCACAGAAAAGGTTTTTCCGCTGGATGCACACCCTGCAATGCCCCAATCGTTCTCGTTGCAGAACAAATCAATGATGTCTAGGGCGTAATTGTTGGCAATTCCCTGCGAGTGGAGCAATACATCATCCCCATAAATTAGGTTGAAGCAATTGACCATGTGCTGTGCTGGATTCTGGAGCGTAGTTTCCTCCAGCCTTACGCCAAGTTTGATCCTTTCACGCCTACCAAACTCCCCACGGGTAAGACGATATGCTGTTAGCTCACGGATGAATTGAGGTAGTTGCTTGAAACTCTCAATCCCATAATCTGTGTCTGGTGGTGTGTCTAAACACAATCCCTGGTAGTTCATGTGAGATTACTATTGACTTATTTTAGAAAATAACACAAGCATTTGGTTTAACTATGCGACTAAAAGACCGTAACGGCCCAATCCCTGGAGGACTGTGGTACGAATATAGTGACGATAAAGGTAACACCTATCGTGTAAACGGAATGGAAACGGTTTATGGGAAACCATTCTCAATCAAAGTCTCAAGCGACATGACAAATAACAATGTCGCTATCCCTGAAAATTTAGATTACTTGATCGAACAACAAATCTGTGGCAGGATTCCAGGCCAATATTGTTGGCAAGAAGCGGGAGACAAAGTTGCAAATGTGATTCACAAGTTTGCCAACCTTGGCGACCGTGTTGCGTCAAGCCTTGGAGTAGCTGCCAATCTTGAACAACGTGCAAAAGGTTGCATGGCTTGCAAAAAACGCCGTGAGGCACTCAACCAAGCGTTAGGATAATGGCTAAAACCAAAAAGATTGTTAATCGGGAAGGCGTTTCGAGTTGGGGTTTCAATACCATCAACTCAAATGGTGTTGCACCTACGAGCCGTGTCCAGACTGCCAATGATGCCTTTACAATCTGCTGGAATCTTCGCCTAGACAACGCTGGTCGTGAGCGTAAGTGGGGGCGTATCTACAAATGCTATAAGGGCTTTCCTCCGACTGACTATTCTCAAGTAGCTTCCCGCCAACTTGCAGGAATGAGCAACGTGCCATTCCGTCAAATGAAGTTCATCGTGGACAATCAGAAGTCCAGCTTCGTTGACATGGTGATGGAGCGTAATACCGCTGCCAACATCACGACCAAGTTGGGCAATCCTACCGAGAAGAAAATCTGGAGCGATCTGATCAGCGTTGGATTTGATCGTATGCTTCGTGCTTGGCCTTCATACAACTACAACGTCGAGTTGGATGTTGAGGAGATGACGCTTTACGGAAAGGGATTTGAGATTGCAGAGGATCGTGATGGATGGCCGACCAAGAGCTTCCACAATTCCAACGTACTCATTCCTGACAAGACGTTTGCTGACCTGACCAACCTTGGTGAGATTTGCATCAAGCGTTCCTATACCCCGCTGGAATTCTGGCTCAAGATTACTGGCGGTGAAGAAGATCCAGAGAAGGCACAAAAACACGCTACCGATATGGGATGGAACTTCTGGGCTTGCGTTGATGCCCTCCGAATGTTCACCACAAACTACCGCAATACCTATACCAATACGGAATGGCTGCGTGATGTCGCCAGTGGAAACATGAACCTTTCCCGACTTTATACTCTCCGCATTGAGCTTTATGAACTCTACATCATGGAGTTTAATGGCAGCATTTCCAAGATGATGCTCCTCCAAAACTATGGTGGCCTTGTCCTTGGCTATAAAGAGAATGGCCGCAAGGATCTGACCGAGGAAGAGTATCGTGACCAGACTGGCTTCCTTTACTACAGGAAGGATTGGGTCGAGAAGGATGGAGATGGATGGGAAGACATCATTGCTCCCATGTGCGATTCCACGGGAAGTGGCATCTGGCATGAGATTCAGGGTCTAGCCGAGGCAATCTTTATCCAATGCCGAGCCTACGACATCCACATGAATCGCTTTATGGATTCGGTGGACTGGAATACCCGACTGATGTTCAAGGGTGGATCTGCTGAAGCAACCAAGAAGCTGAAGCAAATGGAGTGGATGCCTTGGATGGTTCTACCCCAAGATGTCGAGCCTCACCAAGTCTCCGTAAATATTCCCTTCCAAGAAGTTCTTGCTGGAATTCAGTTTTACCAAGCCGATCTATATCGTGGCATTGGAGCCTACAATATCGGGATGGCAAACAAGGGTGGAAAGCAGAGGACAAAGGGCGAGGCCGAACTTGATGCCGCCGAATCTGCAAAACTCCAAGGAACACAGATCCGTCGATTCAATGATAATCAAACCCGCTGGTTGAGGTTGCTCTACAAGCGTATGAGCCGCACGACCAAGGGTGGCAATGGCTACAAACTCAAACAGAAGTTTGTTGATTTTATGATGGAGAACGGCGTTCCAGAGGAAGCATGGAAGTGGGAGAACATCGAAAACCTTGAAAGCAATATGCTGGCTGGTTCTGGTAGCCCATCCTACAAGCTCATGGCCGCACAGCAAACTGTATCACTCACGGGCATGACTCCGATGAATGAGGGGCAAGCCAATGCAATCCAAGACGCTATCGCTGCCCTGAATGGTCGCCAAAACGTGAGCCGTTACTTCCAGCAGACCAAGGTTGATATTCCTGACGAGAAGGGAATCATCTCAATGGAGAACATTGGAATGACTGATCCCAAGGGCAATCCTGCAAACTTCCAGGTTTATCCTGACCAGAATCACATTGAGCATTTCCAAGGTCATCTCCAAGATGCATCTGCTTCCATGCAGGAAGCTCAACAAGCCATGCAAGTCGCTGCACAATCCATGCAGCAAGGCCAGCAGGGATCGCAGATTGATGAGGACGAAACCTTTGAACTCATGCGTGACATCTACGCCTGTCTCATGCGTTTCAAGGGGCCGCATATGGTTGCCCACCTTGCATATATCCAGAAAGATCCTTCCAAAAAGAATCTCGCCAAGCAATTTGCTCAACAGCTACAGCAACTCCAGCGTGGTGTTGATGAGCTTGGTAGCCAGCTTTCTGAAATGTCCAAGGCCAGACAGCAACAAGGTGGTCAAGGCCAAATGGATGAGAATCACGCCAAGCTGCAAGCCCTTGTCGCAAGGGAGGCCATCATCGTTGACACGATGAAGAAGAAGGAAGACATAAAGCTGGCTGCTTTGGCACAGAAGGCACAACTCCACAATGCAAATGCAATGGAGAAGGCTTCAACTGACATTGCCACCAAGAGGGCAAAGGCCGCTAACGACATTCAAATTCAACGAAACAAACATTGGGTCGAGACTCAAAAGTCGCAAGACCAACATGAACAGGAAATTGATCATAACGATCAAATGAACGCACAGGAAATGGCTGCACAACAGCAAGCCATCCAAGCACAGGAACAGATAGCACAAAGCAACCCGCAAATTGGAAAAGAAAATGGATAAAAATACCGTTAATCTAGCCGCCGCAATTGTAAACGACAAACGATATAGCGAACTCAAGACAGCGATCTACGAGGAATTGGTCAAACATGATCACGCCACCGTAGTTGCAGTATTCCGAGCGTTGCAGGAATATGCAGGGGATGCTAATGACAACAAGTTTACAGAATCAGATGTAATTCAGAGGCCGATTTCAGTACCAGAAGTTCCAGACTTCGATCCCGATCTCGACGATAGACTTACACCAGAAGAAGTTTCAGCCAGAAAATAAACAACCACACACAATACCATGTCCGAAACACAAACCGCCGTTCAGAACAATGCAGAAGCCGCTGCCGCTGCCGCCGCTGCCGATAAAGCAGCTAGGGATGCAGCAGTAAAACAGGCAGATAACTTTTTCAAGGGTGATATTAAAGAAGCACCCAAAGGCAATCCTTCCGATCTTTTCAAGAAGTTTGCACAGAAGCTAAATCAAGACAGCGAACAACAGCGTGAACAGATTTCATCTGAAAAGGAAGCTGCAAAAACAGCAGAGTCCAATGACGATGAGCCAAAGTTCAAAGCATCGCTTGTTGATGATGAGAAGAAGCCTGGATACATCAAAAGCCTTAAACAAACCAATGAACAGCTTGCTAAAGAAGCCTCTGAACTCAAGAAGAAGGTAGAGGATTATGAGAAGGCAAAGCTGCCAGAATACGAAAAGCAGATTGAAGAGCTTCGTTCAAAGATGGACGATGGTGGAACAAAGAAACAGATGGAAGAGCTTCGCAAGGAGCTTGAAAAAACCATGCAGGAAAAGCAAGAGCGTGAAGATAAGCTATCTTCTGACCTTGAGGAACTCCGCAAGGCCAATGCCTTCCTAAATCTCCCCGCTGACCCTGTATTCATAGAAAATTATGATGCACCTATCTTTCAAGGTTACAATGAGATTAAGAGGATTCTTAATGAAGATCCGACACATCTTACTGAAGTTCAAAAGGCTATACAGGCTTATGAGGCATCTTTGAAATCTACTGATGTTAATGAAAGGGCCAGGCAGATGGAAATCTACAAGCAGACTAGGCTTGCCATCTTTGAGAATCTTGACCCTGTTGATCAGCAGGAATTCACTGCCAACATCAACAACCTAGCCTATAAAATAAAGGCTCGAAATGAGGCTCTCCAGAATTGGGAAGTTACCAAGGCTCAAGCTGATGAGGAAAAGGCTCGTCGTGCTGCCTTGAACAAGAATCAAATTAACAAGCGTTGGAATGATGCATTCTCCCAATCCAAGAAGGAACTTGATGACATGATCAAGTATCCAGAGGAAATTGCAAAGGTCATCGCATCAAACAAGATTGATGATGATACTAGTGAGGACGAGCTTATTGCAGAAGCCGCCCTTCGTGAGAATTCCAGCTTTGCTCCTGAACAGATTACCCGTGTTCTCCAGCAGGGTGCTAAATTCAAAAAGCAACGTGCATATACTTTTGCTCTTGAAAAGCAAGTCGCAGAACTTAATGAAACCATTAAGAAGATGCGTGGATCTTCAACATCGGAGGGAAGTGTAAGCTCTTCCTCTTCTGGGAAAGCCAACCAAGAGGAAGAGCGTACCCCCGAATCTCTTTTCGCCAAGTTCAGAAATAGATAAAAAATCTATTGACGGATTTACAAGAATTGCGTAAAAGCAAAACTGACATTTTAACTCTGGATTAGTCGGCTGTGATTAGCCAACTGTTTTCGGTGGAAGCAACGAGTCGGATAGCGACCGACATTAAATAATAAGCGGGTTGCCAAACTTGAGAACAGTGGGGTGATCACGGTAGACCAGCGATGGTTGCCAGATCGCAAACCCTAAACACTATAACCGTGTACCAAAGGGGAGCGATCCTTTTTGGTTCACATCAAGAAACCAAAAACAAACAATATTATGGCCCAGAATGGCATCACATTCTCCTCCTGCCAAGACGTGGACACCCTGTTCCGTGAGGCGAGGACGTATTACAATCCCTTCTTCATCAAGAAGATGGCGATTAACTCCATCTACTACGGTCGTCTCGAAACCGAGACTTGGCCCCTGAACACCCTCCCGACCATGAAAGCCTTCCGCTTCGGTCGTGGATACTACAACCCCGATCAGCCGTGGCAACAGGTCGAAAGCGGTCGCTGCCTCCAGAACGCTGACGACTTCCAGTTTGAGACGATTGCTCACCCTGGTACGGAAAGCTACAGCTTCAGCCTCTTCACCAAGGCTATGCGTACCGATTGGTATCAGCTTACCGATTTCATGTATCGCCTCTTCCCGCAAGAAGAGATGGATCACATCATGGCTACCAACGTCAACATCACCAAGAACGTCCATGAAGAGTTCGCTCGTTCGCAGTGGATCGGTGGTGCTGGACACCACTGGGTTCCTGTTTCCAACGGCCAGAGCCTCGTCTCTTGCGTTGCACAGGATGACCAGATGTTCATCGTTCAGCCGTTTGATGGCACGAATGAAGGCAGCTTCAACATGGGCTATGTCTATGTTAAGCTCCCTGCTTCGCAGCTTGGTAACATCGGACTCCTCTCTCTGGACACCCTTGATGACATCCTCATCAACCTCCAGCGTGAAGATGACGCTTATCGTCTCGACGTGAGCGAGGCCGCTGGCCGTCCTCTCCTTGAGGTTATCGTTCCCGATAGCCGTGTCCTCCGTCAACTCTGGCAGTATGCCAAGCAGTCTGGTGGATGGTGGGAGAGCGTCAGTGATTTCGATGACAAGCAGCTTCAATACTCCTTGGGTATTGACCGTGTTATCGGTAACTACGCCTTCTGCAACGACATCAACGGTGTTCGTCTGAACGTCGATTGGACGTACAATGCGTCCCTTGCGACCTTCAACGCCAATGACACCTCGACTTGGCCCCGTCTGGTGCGTGTTCTGCCCTATGTCCCCGTTACCACGGAGCTTGGCTGCAAATACGTCCAGAACCCTGCCTACAACAACGCTGACTTCGGTATCACCAACCCTTGGGTCAACAAGGCCATGATCAAGTGGATCAGCCCGTCCCAGAGTGGTATCGGTGAAGCCCAAGGCATGACCCAGAACTACGCTGGTGATTGGCAGTGGAAGAACCCCGATTGGGAATGCAACATCAAGCGTGACCAAGGTTTCTTCTGGAACCAGTTCCGTATGGGTATGCAGTTCCAAGATCCTACGCTGATGCACTCCATCCTTCACAGGTTGAACACCAGCCGTCTGATCATCCCTGCTCCCTGCACCCTGTCTGCAAGCTACGCACCGCAATACACACCCGATTGCTACGTCTGCTCCAGCGTGGTCAGCCAGCCGATCTAATCAAGTAACTAGAACATCCAATGAATCCTTCTGATTACGCCCCATCGGATGTCTTGAACGCTCCTGCCCTGCTTTACGCCGGGCAGGGGCAACCCTTGACTCCGTACTTCGTTGCCGTAACGACTGGTAATACCTTCTCCATCCCGACCTCCGCTATCACCTACTCGCTGTCAACCAGCGGTGGTGGTTCCTGCGTGGTCAATGGAGTCACGATTACTGGTGCATTTAACCTGAATGGAAGTGGCCCTCTGGCTTCTGCCATCACGATTGCTCCTACGACCGAGACTGTGTATGTTAATTACACGCTCAACAACGTGGTGTATAACACTCCTGGTTACTACTAAAATCTAACAAAAATTATAATATGTCCGTCCCTAATCCTACTCCTAACAACCTGACTGTGGTGCGTTTCGGCCCTGTGGCCGTTGACTTCACCAAGACGGGAACCTACACCCTTGGGCAACTTCAACTCGACGAGGAGATCTTTATCCCGACCGCCTCGTTCGTTGTTTACAAGAACGCCCTTGGAACCAATGGAACCGCCGCTGTTGTCGCTATCGACAATGGTACGACTGGTGAAAACATCTCAACGGCTACCCTGCCGCTGACCCCTGTTGCCACTGGCCCTAGTGCTTCTGGAAACCTCTCACAGACCGTTTTCGCTCCTGCGACCAACGGTTATGTGCTTGGTCAAATCCCTGAATCCACCACCATTCCTAGCAATGGTGCTGCGGCTACCCAGAGCGTCCGAGTCAACGTCACCACTGCTGCGATCCCTGCACTTGCTACCACCAATCGTGCCACCACGAACAACATCTCGACCCTCACGGTGTCGAGCGTTCCTGCTTGGCTCACGGCTGGCACAATGGTCAAGGTTCTCACTGTTGGCAACGCTGCCTACAATGGTCTTGTCAAGGTCATCTCGACCACCAGCACGACCTTCTCGTACTACAACCCCTCCCTCACGACCGAGGCTTCCACGGCTGATACCGCTGGACGTATCGGTGCTGTGTACGGGGATGTGTACGTTGTTGGCCTCCTTCAGTAATAACTGATTTATGGGGCAGGGGTTAATACCCCTGTCCCATACCAACTGTAATTGCCATGTCTGTCACTCCGCTTACCTTTCCTCAATTTATTGACACAACTGCTGACGAGCAGCGTTGGCAAATCTATAACGCCACTGCCTCACCCGCTAGTGGTTCGGGAACTTTTGTTTCCAATGCTACGGTTTCTACCGCTGCAACTATTTTGGCTGCTGCTACCCGCCAATATCTTTTGATCCAGAATGTTGGAACTACCAACGCAATGTATATTACAACTGATGGATCTACTCCGACTGCAACAAATGGTTTTACGCTTGCTGCAAACGGAGGGGGTATTGTTTTTGATGGATCATTTGTTCCAAGTGGTGACATCAAGGCATTTAGTACCAGCACAAATTACACGATCCTCTGGGCGTAATATGCCATGAGCATATTCTTTTCGGGAAACGAGATTAGGCAAAGGAAGGGTATATTTTATCCTTCTGTTACTACTCCGTATGTCCCGAATTACCCTCCTGGCCTTTCGGGAATTGCTGGTCTAGTTGGTTGGTATGATTCTAGTCAGCCTACAAGCCTATTGGATGAAATTGGAAGCCCTGTTGTCAATGGAAGTAATGTAGGTAGCTGGCAGAATCTTTTTAATGGTGCAACACAGGGTGCTTATGTAACTCCTACTTGGTATCAAGATTCAGATGGGTTTTTCCCCACATTCTCAACCTCGCAAAAGTATCAGTATAACCAATCAACTGGAACTGCACACAATGGTGTATGGTTTAATATTTCTGATCCCAATCAAGGAAATCCATATTTGAAATGGGATGAGTTTGGAACAGCAACACCTCCAACAATTTTAACTTGGTTTTATACTTCTCCAGTAATTCTTAATGCAATTAATCAAGTTGTAGCACTTGCTGATTCAGAGACTGCAAATTTCTTTGATATTACTCAATCAACAGGAAATAGTGCGGTAGGAAAAGGAACAATTCAGAATTTTGTTAGTGGCACTTATTATATAAATGGAACTAATACAGGTTCATCAAACATCATAAATTCATTAGCTCAATGCGGATATGTTGATGCAACAAATGCCAGTAATATTAGGGTGGCTTCTGTATATAAAGATGGCAGTGGTTTACAGATTAACGGAACAACAAATCAAGCATTTACTTCTTTTTCAGGCCAAGCCAAATCAACAGGGGTAGCATATGATGCTCCTTGGTCATTAATGCAACTTGGAACAGATACACAGGGAACATATTTTTCAAATGCAGCCCCAATTGGAGAGCTTTTGATTTACGCTGATGTAGTTCTTTCTGCCGCAAATGTTGCAACGATTATGAATTATCTCATCACAAAATGGCAATAATATGATCCCTTCAGGAACTTCACTTTCAGAAACTATCTTCACTGGATTCCTTGGAGCCTCATTCAGTATCGGTGCTGCTTTTGTAAGTGCCTTTTCGGAGCTTGAGGCTAACCTCCGAATCATATCACTTATTATCGGTATTACCGTTGGTGTCCTGACTGGCCTAAAGGTTGCCAGAGACTTGTTCTTTAGGTGAGAAACTGGCTTGCCATAGCGTTTTGCGTGGCACTTGCGGGATGCACAAGTGGCACAAAGCATCCGTATTACATGCCGTCTCCTGCTGCTGTAATCAAGGATTTGGATGGTGCTAACGCATCCTTAAAAGATGTGTCCAAGTATGTCTCTTCAGACGGTAAGAAAGCTGTTGAAGAACTTGAGCATCACATTAATAGTGCCTATAAAAGCCTCTACGATTACTCCGTTAAGGTGACAGACCTCGGCAATCAACTCAACAAAGCTCAAGAGGACGCAAACTATTGGAGGCAGAAGCACTACCAAGATCTCAAAATTATCTGGTTTTGGAGGCTTCTGGCGTTTTCTGCCGTGATAGCCGTAGTGGTTTATCTTGGACTTAAAACGTCTTGGAAATTTTTCCTTTGATCTTATGGGCTTCATAAAGGGTCTATTCAGTGAGACAAATGGGACTCCTTCTAGTTTGAGGGTTTCTTTC